TTTAGGAAAGTAATCTAGTCCTGTTTTGGGTTTACGGCCCACCTTAAGAACACCACCTTCCGTTTATGGTTCTTTCGCTGCATTGCAGCTTCTACATAACAATGCTAAATTATCTTCTTTGTTTAAATCTTTGTATGGAAGTCTCTTTTGTGCAAACTGAAGAACAGATACAACATGATCTATTTGTAAATGCTCTCTGATGCCACATATACAGCATTTATTCTGATACTTTGCTTTGATATACTCTTTTACATCTTTCCTAGCGATAAAATTAGAAGATGCGTTTCTCAATGCTTTATATCGGATTTTCAGATTATCTGAATTGATATTTCTGATTGTTTGCCATCTAGGATTCCATTTTGGAAAATTCAAATCATCCATTTTTGATTTCTTCTATCTCTACTTCAACTCGTGGGTCCTCTGCATAATGCTTTTCCATATGCAGCGTTACAACCTGCGTATCATCCCTGTATGCTAGTTTATTCAAAGCATCAAGAATACTTTTTGCAATGTTATCAATGTCTGGTTTCTTCGTTGGAAACATAAGGTCTTCCAACATCTGTTGTTTCTTTTTCTTGCTTGTACTCTTAACGATCGGATAATAAGCTATGATCGTTACTTTTAAAGGCTGTCCGTCATTAAAAATGATATTGTTTGATTCCTGCCTGTAACAGCACTTGATCAAATTCTCGTATAGCATAGTACCTTCTGGCGTATATGAGAATGTTCCACCTTTTTTACTACGGACAGTTCTTGCCCTGGCTTTTCCTTTCGGTGCACCAGGGACTGTAAATCTAACTGTCTCCATAACTGTTACCCGATGATCGTGATCACTTTTAACAGTTCTTCCGGTAAATTCTCTGTTAAATATTTCTTGATAGCATCTACAGCTTCATACTTCCAGAGACCACCATCAGCTTCTACCAATTTAAACATTGGCTGCCCATCAGAACCTTCTCTGATTCGGAAGATAAACTTGCTTTCTGGCTGTTCTACTTCCAGGAAGGTACGATATGGGCGAAGTGTTACTGGATTTGGTACGATCACATCTTCTTTTCCTGCAATACCTTTTGTGATCGTAGCTTTCTGGCTGACTCCATCATCTCCATAGTTGGCCACTGTTTTATTTTCTACGTTTCCGGCAACTGAAAGAATCAGTTCTGTTT